ATGAAAACATTAGTAAAAAAGACAATGGGTCTATTGATGGCAACATTAGTAGCATTTGGTGTAATGGCCGGAACTACGCAAGCGTTTGCGGCTGAAGGACAACTTGTATATAAAGTTGATAGTCAATTAAACGTAAGCGGATCCTTTTTCTTAAAGAAAATTACAGGAACCGTTGATGTGAGTAAGACGGTAACTGCATCTCCCGTCACGCCAATTGAAGGGCAAAAAGACTCTTATACGGGTACTATAAGCGCAAGCGTGGAAGCTGCAGACCTTTTTGAAGGAGCCTACAAAGTATATGAGAAAGAAATAAAAGGACAAGGTTTTGGACCTTGGAAATTTGAAAATATAATCATGTCTAGTGAAGGTGAAAAGTTCCCTATTGCTCAGTATACGGTAAAATTCCCTTCTAACTTCCACGTTGATAAGACGGGAATTAAAGCTACGGAAAATTCATCTGCTATCAGTGGCATTGAGGCTGAATATGTAGAAAAGGATAATTCAGTTGTTATCACCATTCAATTAGGAAATTGGAATGATTATCAAGAATTCTTTAAGCTTGTAGAAAGTGAACGTAATCAAACTGGGCACGAAATTAACGTAAATATCCCATATACCGTAGAAGGAAAAGAAGAATTACTTGGAACTATAACTGGTTCAGGAATTTGTCAATTATACAAATTTGGCAATCACCCAGTTAGTGATCCAATCGTTAACATCACCTCCCCATTAAAGTCACTTGAAATCAAGAGACCGTAGGAGGCTTTGTATGAAATTACTAAAAAATATGGCTGTAACGATAGTATCAGCTACATTGATTGCATCAGCAGCATTTGTGTCACCAGTGTTTGCCGCGGATGGTAGCAAACCGCTTCTATATTTAATTAAGGATTCGTTGGCTGCTACGCCTGAATATTTGGGCGATAGTACGCTAAAGAATACGTATTGGGTTGATGTGGAAAAGAAAGAGATAACCGATGGTTTTACAGGGAAAACTTATTATGGGGTATTCCCTAAGTATTTAACCTCTCCAAGTAAAACAGCGATTGCTGATTTTCCATTTAACTCTTTAGAAGACATGACTAGTACGCCAAATGCGGGGATAGTGAATAACCCTAATACATATTGGCTTATGCCTACTGGGATGGATTTTGAAGAAAGATATGGTTATCTCGCAGGGCAAGATACGGCAGAAGGAGATACAAAACCAGGACAACATCCTACAAGCCCTATCGAAAAGCGTGTCAACCCATTTGGCTTTGGGAAAAATGATTTATTAACTCAAGATGAAATTAAAAATCCAGTTGATAAACTTAAAGTATACGGTGATCTAAAGCTCAAGGATGCAACGGATTCCAAAGCGGTTGGTGAACTACAGCCTGGGGATCAACTGAATCTTGATTTTTCAGTTAGTATCCCATGGTTTAAGCGTTATCTCAATGGTTGGACGCTAAACTATACAAGACTTGGTGGTATGAATGACTCTGATGTTGAGAAATTCCACAATAGCTACGGTAAGGTTGATGCAGGATTTGCTTTTACGCTAGATATTCCAGATGGTGTAGAAGTAGCTAAGGATGTGTCTGCTAAAGTTAGTGGGCTTCAGGGGTTTTCAGCTAATGTAACCAAGACAACTAATGGTAAAACACTCATTGTTACATTGAAGAAAGATAATCCTGGAACAACTCAGAAATGGCAAGACATTATTAAAGAAGTTAAAAATGTAGATACCAGCAATATCGTGATTTCAGTAACTGGTCTATCTGTGAAAAAGACAGTTACTGAAGGTAAAAAATATAGAATTCGAGGAACGGTAGCCGGTTTCTATGATTTTGCTAATTCTTCCACAGAGAATTTTGTGAAAGCAACCACTGCAAGAGAGGATAACTGTGCTAATCGCAATTATTTCTTCTTTGCTGCTGAACAGGATCCTAAAGGGTTAGATGCGAACGGAGAAGAAAATAAGTCTAAACAAATCTCTTATTCTTTCCAAGTGAAGAAGCCAGCTCAAAGCACTGTTACTTTCAAGGATGGCGATAAGACGCATGCAACAGTAAAGGTAGAAACTGGTAAGGCTATTGATACTGATGCGTTGACTAATGAGTCTATGCCTGCTGATCCAATGAAGGCTGGTTATACCTTCAAGGAATGGAATACAAAGGAAGACGGTAAAGGTACTGCGTTTACGGGAGCAAGCGTAGTAAATGGTGATATGACTGTATATGCCATTTATACAAAAGATTCTGTGCCGACACCGGATCCGACTCCGAATCCTCCGGCACCAAATCCGGATCCAACTCCAAACCCACCTACACCTACACCGGATCCAGTGCCTAATCCACCGACTCCGGAACTTAAGCCAAATCCTCAGACACCAGCTCCTCAGCCGCAGCCTGAAAAGCATATTGGCATGATTCCTAAGACGGGTGAATCAGCATCATTTGCAGGATTGCTCGCAGCTATAGGGTTCTCGATTGCAGGACTTGCAATTCTTCGTAAGAAGAAAATGATGGAAGAAAACAAGTAAGTAGGCACTGCTTGTTTTAAGTAACGAGCATTGGTTATTAGAAGATGGCTCTAGCGATATGTTAGAGCCATCTTTTTGTATATTATCTTTTGATTGTTATTTGAGATATATTATTTCTTATTTTCAATAAGAAATAATATGATGCTCCAAGTCAAAGTTTCAGGATTCCTATAAATAGTTTCAGAGTTCAAGGGCAAGGTTTCATTGTATACAACACGTAATGAAACTAGAGATACTACAGGAAATGATACAAAGTTTGGTGGATGCTGCTTAGAAGAACACTGTAAATAAGGACTTATTGTAGGTTGATGAAACAGAAGAACGTGAATGAAAGTCTGGCGTGAATTGACGCTAGACTTTTTCTTTTTAGGGGGTGTCTTTTTTGCTTTTAGGGGGTGTGTGCTATTTAGGCAAGGGGGTGTGTTTTTGATTTAGGGGGTGCTTTTTTAAGAAATGGCATGTGAAAAATATCTGTTTAACTTAAATTAAAGCAATCTGCGTTGCATGGTAATTCATCAAATATTTAAAGCTATTTTATTCATTTGACCTGCTAATATACTCGAATTACTTGTTGACAAAAGAATTAAAATTAGTTAATCTATACAAGGATGAAAGGGGATGTGAATATGCGTTTTATAGGTTCTAAAGCAGCCTTGCTTGGGGAAATAGAGAATATGATTTTAGAAAACATTCCCGATGGTGCGTCTACGTTCTTAGACCTGTTTGCGGGCACAAATGTTGTAGGAAGTTATTTTAAAGATCGATATACAGTCTATTCCAACGATTTATTATATTTTAGCTATGTTAATGCAAAGGCAACCATAGAAAATAACAAAGAACTAATGTTTAATGGTCTAAAAAAAATTGGTATTGACTCTGTGTTGGATTATCTTTCAAGTAGTGCTGAAGAATATGCTCTAACAGATAAAGTAGGCTACTATGAAGCAAATTACACGCCTACTGGCAATGCCATGTATTTAACCGCTGATAATGGCAAAAGGATTGATTTCATTCGAGATGAAATTGATAATTGGTATTCATCAAGCTTAATTAATAAGGCAGAATATTATTATTTAATATCGGTACTCATAAACGCCATTCCGTATGTAAGTAATATAACAGGTACGTATGGTGCTTATCTCAAGCACTGGGATAAACGAGCTCTTAATTCATTAAACTTAGAACCTATTGAGGTTCTTAACAACAACAAAGATAATAAGTCTTTTAATGAAGATGCAAATCAACTTATTAAAAAAGTTTCTGCAGATATCACATATATAGACACACCATACAATACTAGACAATATGCTTCTAATTATCATTTGCTAGAAAATGTTGCTCTCAACCAAAAGCCAGAGCTTAAAGGTAAAACCAGATTGTTTAATTGGTCTAAAAATAAAAGTAGGTTTGCAATTAAGACAGAGGCTTTATCTGCACTGAAGGATTTAATAAACAATATAGACACAAACCATATAATACTTAGCTATAATACAGACGGAATAATTAGCGAAGAACAACTAGAAGATGTGTTAAAAAACGCCTCTGTAGATGGTAAAGTTGTCACAAAACGGATTCCATATAGAAAATATGTATCTAAAATAGCATCAAAAAATTCTGATGTAAGTGAGTTACTTTTTTATATTAGGAAGAAAAATATTGAAACTAAAAAAACAATAAATGTAAAGATAGAAAAGAAGGGTTGTAGCATCTGGAAAACCAGCAAAAAAGAGTATATTAAAAGTCCGCTTAATTATATCGGTGGAAAATATAGGATTCTAAATCAAATTATGCCATTATTCCCTAAAGATATTAAAACCTTCGTTGATTTATTTAGCGGAGGTGGAAATGTCGGTATTAACGTAAAAGCGGAAAAGTATTTCTTCAATGACATGAATTATAAGATAAATGAAATGTTTAGATATTTTTCCAAAGAGGATCCCGAGAGCTTGATTTTATCTATAAAAAAACGTATAGGTGAATATAAACTTAGTAAGGAAAATGAGCTGGGGTATCTTTCTTTTAGGAAAGCATATAATTCTGAGCCAAACCCTCTTGATTTATATGTGCTTACTTCATTTAGTTATAATTACCAACTAAGATTTAATAACTCCATGGAATTTAATAATCCATTTGGAAGAAATAGAAGTTCATTTAGTTCTAATATGGAAGAAAATCTAAAAAGATTCATAGGCAGGCTAAAACAAATCGACGCAACATTTACAGATGATTATTTCTCAGATTTTAATATTACTGAGCTTACAAAAAAAGATTTTGTTTATTTAGATCCGCCTTACTTAATTACTACTGGAAATTACAACGATGGTAATAGAGGTTTCTTAAACTGGAGTGATACGCAGGAACAAGAGATGTACAAGCTAATGGATAAATTGAGCAAAAAGGGTGTCAAATTTGCTTTAAGTAATGTTTTGTCGCATAAGGGTAAAATTAATAATTTACTATTGGACTATATAAAAACACACAATGTATGTGTTAATCATTTAAAGTGTTCTTATAACAATTCTTCCTATAATTCTAGGGGAACTGGTAGCGAAGAAGTGCTAATAACTAACTATGATCCTTTAACCTATAGAATGTTATAAAAAATGAGACTTTTTGACCTATATCCCAACTTTTTCGATCATTTAAGGAAACTAATTAGAAAGGTAAATCCCATACTACTTATTGCAGTATGGGATTTACCCTTTACCAGGCTATTTCCTTATTTTTAAAGTATGAAGGAATTTGGCCTATCCCGAGCAATCCAGCTTTTACTTTATATGCACCAATAAGAAGTTGTTCGACATTAAGAGCACCGCCACACGTATTAGTTCGGTTATAAGTTGCAAGTAATTGATCATCAAATTTACCTACAAACTTACTAGAAACCCAAAGAAAATAAAACGCGGTAGAAGGAATACTTGAGTTAAAATTTTTCCACCATTCAACTGAATTTCTAGTAATACTACGCTGCTGATTGTCTTCGATATAACGAACCATTTCATCTTCCTGAGATATAGATTTGCTGTATCCATTACCATATGCCTTTGTGTCGATGATGATTCCAAAATGGCTGGTTTGTGCAATGGCATCCGGTTTTCTTCCTCCACCTAGATGCATTGCATCCAGCCCATAAACATTCTTAAATAAATCCGCTGTAAGTATCTCAAAATCTCTGTTTCGACTACTGTCATAAGCTATATCTAACAGCTCAATATATTTCATTGAAAGCCCTGTTAGCTTCAAGAACTTAGCCTTTACAGCATCAGCTGCTTTATCCTTAAGTTCAGCTGTAAGATCAAGATTAGGAATGCTAAAATCAAAGAAATCATCTTTTAGATTAACAACATTACCGTTATCTTCTATTCTTATTCCAAAATTATTTAAACCGTGTATATCATTTCTTATTATTTCAATATCATCATTAAAACCTAAAGTTCTTAGCGAATTTATGAGAGAACTAAAAGATTTTGTTGTTTTAAGAAATTGTAGAATATATGCTCTACGAGAACGAACATAATTCTTATTCTTGCCATCTACTGCAAGGAATTCCCACGTCAGGAATTTTTTAACACGATTGTTTTTAGAACTTCCATTAGCCTGATTTAATGCATGAATTCCCCGAGCTGTTATAGAATAATTCTGAAATCCAGCCTTTTCTCCATTATCTGTTTTAACAGTAGTAGCTTGTTTAGTAACATAACCAACTTTTTCTAGCCAATTACAGATCATCCTTGCGTATTTGTCACTTGTACCCTCTATGTCTGATTTGATTTTCTTTTGTTCTTCAATTGATCCAGTGACAAACCAGTCTTTCATTAGAGCTTCATCATATGATGTGAATCCTTTCTCGCCACTAAATCCCAGCTGTTTACCAATATAAAACTTAGTTACGGGTACTTTTGCCTTTTCTAAAATATTTAGCACCTGAGAAGCGGGAGGATAACTCAATAGCGCTTTTCTAAGAATGTCTTGTTCTGTATTGCTTTTCGATGGTGAAGCAGAAAATTTTAGACCTAAATCAGTTATTTTACACAAATCAGTTTCTCTGTCATGTTTTACAAAATTTAAGCTAAGTGCCCACCGCAAATATCCATCTGCAGTCCAGTTATCTGTCCACATTTTTCCTGTTGTTTTTGATGATTGAGGTAGAATGGTAACTTGTATTAAACCATCAGCAATAGCCTCTTTTCGATTTTTGGCGGGATTGCCAGACGCGTTTTTGGATGTTCCTACTAGTTCTGTATAACTAAATTCATTAGAGTGGTTGTTTAGTTTTTGTAAAAGTTGATTTTTAATTCTCTGCAATGGAATATAGTTTGGAACAAGATTATGTGTTAAATTTGCATAGTGCAAGGATTTAGGGTCAAAAATTTGGACTACCAGCTTGAGTTTATCAAAATCTGAAGGGTTTTGAACCCAACCATATGTTCTAATAATCATCTAAAATCTCCTTATTCTTCCACGTTTTCCATGATATCTTCCAGTTTACAGTCCAATGCTTCGCAAATTTTGATGAGAACTTCAGTGGTGACGTTTTCACCTTTGCCAAGTTTGGCAATTGTTGATGAGCTGATTTTTGCAACATTTTGCAAATCAGCTCTGTTCATGTTTTTATCTATTAGTAGTTTCCATAGTCGGTTATAGATTATCTTCATTTTTTTGTTCCTCTCATTTAGCTTTTATTCATCATCATTTCGTAGTGCTGACTTTGGTTCATAAGAGTAAAAATCTTCTTAAATGTTTCTTTTGTTTGTGAAACATCCACACAGTCGTCTACGTAGTTGATTCCGTCAGTTATGCCAAACGATGATTTCGTTTGTATGTAGGACAGCATTGCGGATGCCAACTGGTATGCCGAATAGTCGTTATTACCGTTTTCGTCTGTGCAGATAAACTTCTCTTTGTTTTGTTTGAGAATTACATCTCTTAGCGTTGTTCCGTCATAACCACATAGCTGAAGGAAGTAATATTCCAGTATTCTTCTTATGACATTCATAAGAGGAATCGGTGCGTCTAATATTCTATACTCTTCCCATAGTGCCGCATAGGAGTTTTGTACTGGATTGTAGTTCATCATTTCCGATGGAATCTCAGGGTTTTGTTTTTCGCAAAGACGGATTGATGATTTGTTGTCATTCTTGGATATTAGATAGAAGTTTACAAACTGGTAGTCTTTCACTCTGTCGTAGGTTATTTCTTGATGGAAATAAGTGTTATGAGTGAGTATGAATAATTGTTTTATATACCTGTCTTTTAAGTACGCGTCAGTAGGATGTACGTTGTTTTCGCAGACGCATATCATTTCGCGGATTAATGCACTGACTATAAATAGAGTACTGCTGTCCATACTGGAAACCGGGTCGTCAATGATTACGATTTTGTCAGTGTTTTTCTCGTCTGGAGTGTCACTGCCTTTAATTTGATGGTAGAAGTAGAGGAATGCTATGAAGTTCTTTTCGCCTTCACTGAGGTTTGAAGCTATAGAGCCGTCATTGCGAATCACCTCATAGACGTTAGCTGTACTAGCTTTTTCTCGTAGATAGAATCCTTGGAATCCTGAATCTTTTAATAGTTGGTTTATACTTTCAACGGTATCCCTGGTGTTTACCGTATTTTTAAGTAGGATTGAAATTTGGCTACCTATATTCTTAATTACTGAAGTGTTAGTCTGCAATTGACTGTCAATTTGTCCCAGCTCTTTTGTAATCGTATCAAGACTTGTTTTATAAGCCTTTATTTCATCTTTTAGCATATAAGATATGAGTTCCCATACTTGTTTTTTGCATTCTTGCTGTTTAGCCGGTTTGGTTGAAACGATAGCGTTATGCTCATCGATTGATTGGTTGAACTTTTCAATCATATCTACTAGTTCATCAAGTAAAGGTTTTGTTGCTTCCAGTTCGTATGCTATGGCATAATCCTGCTGTTTTTTAGCAATAAGCTCTAAGTTACTGGCAATGACACCTTTTAATGCACTTAACTTATCTTTATATATGGCTATTTCAGCGTCAGGAATATTGGATTCCGGCATCTTTGATATTGGAACAAAGAGAGTGTTTGCCGAGTCTTTATACTCTGCTTGTAGGTTTGTGATTGCTTGTGTTTCTTTCTCGAACTGTTCATCAAAGCATGCTTTTATATCATCTTCAAAATTAGAAGGTAGTTGTTGTTGGCAAAAAGGGCATTTACCATTAGAAACAGAATGATAGTGAGCCATTCCTTGCTTTACCCAAGCAGTGTTGTTCATGGCTTTGATGAAATTGGCGAAAGGCGTATCTGAGCTACTTATAATCTTTTTCTCAATCAAATCCAAATTAGCAATATTATCTAATACAGCAGTATCCTTGATAACAGAGAATTTTTGCAACGCTACAGCATTCTTAGAATATGCAGTATCGTATAGGTTTTTAAGCTGAGACAAATCATGGTTAACTGCATTATAGTCTTGGAGTACTTCTTCTGCGAAAGTACTCTTTTTTAGTTTTCCCGTAATTGTTTGTTTAAAATCGTTTCTAATTGTTTGAGTTTTAGACCAACAGTTTTCTTCGAAAGATGCCTGTATTTTTATACATTCATCTTTCTTATTGTTTTTAGCGGCGGATAGTTGGCAATTTTCTTCTGATAATTTTTCTTTTTGATTGGTCAAATCATTAATTTGGTTTTGAATCTGAATATTTTCTTCATTGAAAGTGAAAACACCAGGTAGATTATCGTAGTTTGCAAGATTAGCTTTGATGTAATCGGCATTATAAACATATAGCTTACAATCTTGTGATGCTGTATTGTTCGACCACGTAATACCACTGCTGTTTTTTAAAGTTTCAGCAATGGTGGATTTACCAGATCCATTATTCCCGTAGAAGAAATTAATAAAAGTAGGGGTAATCGTTACAGGATTGAGTTTGTAAGTAGCACCATCAATATGTAGAGATTGAATACTGGCTGGTATTTTTTTCATAAAGATACCTCCTAAAAAATAGAATCCTTAAAATCTATTTTTGCTTCTGTTAATTCCTCAATGAGATTGACAGGTTTAATAGCCCAATGAGAGTGATTGAGTTCAGTTATAGCTACATCCATGCTTTGGATACCTAAATCAAAAGCAACTTCACTAATCTTTTTTAGCGGGATTGGTTTTTTATCCTCAAATTTGCATTTCAGAACAATCTCGCATGAGTCTTTTCTAATTTTTTCTATTATTCCAACGTACCCATATTGATCGTCTGAAGCTTTGCCATAATAATCTTTGGCTTCAGGTACTACAAGAATTGGAAATCGCTGAATCTCTTTAATTGCGTCAACGGATAAATAGGCATACTTGTCTCGTAGTTCATCTTCTGTATAAAAGGCTTCTATGGCTCTTTTCTTATCTACCTTTACAAAAACACTATCAATAACAGAACTGCCTACAACAAGATTATAGTAATCATACATTAAACCATCAGTAGGCGTAGCTATTCCTTTATCTAGAGTGGGAACTGTTGGATAAGGTGTAATAGTTATATGCTCTACATGATTTATGTTGTAGAGTTTGTTTGCATGTTGACTTATTTTGCCTGTGTCAGGCAACGGATTAGCGATGATTTTTTCTAATTCATTTCCCATACAGACACCTCTAATCTAAATGATCTACATGTTCGATGTTGTAGATTTTATCCGCATACTGATTAACAATTTTAGGGTTGTTAATAGTCTGAGTTATTTGTTTAGGTGACTGTTCTTCCTCATCACTTATATCATCAGCCTCAACGACAGGTATATCTGTCTCTGGGTTAAAAAATTCATTATCTTCTTTCATGTCTAGAGTTTTGCTGCACTCAGCAACTTTTTCATTATTATAAACAGGCATTTCAAACCTTGTAATCTCGATATTTTGAGTAATTGTTGTGCCTATATCCTCATTAATCAATTTCCATTTACCGTTGGTGCTGCTTTGTTTGTACCAAGCTTCAAATGTAGAACGTCCAAGTGTATTATCTTTTCTCTTCTGCAAAATATAATCCCATATGCTAACTAGAAAGCAATCTATGCTTATTTGAGTAACTTCATTAAGTTGCTCTTTTTTTATTGCTTTTTCAACAGAAATGTCAAACTCGGTATCAGAAGCAATTGTTGAGTCTTGCATAATTGTTTCCATTAAAGCTTTAACAAGCCAAATATGTCGTGACTCAGACAGGAAATTGTTTACTAGATCTTTCATACTTTCATAAACATTTGGATCTTTAGAGGTAACTCTAGTGTGCAATGAGGTAACTTTAGCCACATTGTCAAAGTCAAGATATGTGGATTTGCTTATAAGGCATCGTTTATAGTCGCTGGTGTTTTTCTTAAATGTATCCCCCGTCGGAATAAACGAGTCCCCAATAGTTAAGGTAATCAGTGAAGCCATCAAATTAGTGTCACTGTATAAGTCTTTATAGCCATTATGTTTTGCACGAGCAGTTATTTTTTGTTTTGTTGATTCAGTAAGCAGGTTAAATAAGATTCCACCACTGAGATACGGAATATTAACCGATATGTTTTTTATTGAAGTCATCTTAAATAACCCCCTTGTTGAAAAATAGTAACTCTCTTCCTCCTTAGTAACTCTAATCAGCCTACACATACAACGCGGTCAACTATAGGTTAGAGATTGAAAGATACGAGCTATGCAAATATTCAAAGTCTTTCACGCATATTTTATCAAAAAAGTTTGGTTTTTAATAGACCGAACTAAAGGAAAAAGATGCGTATTGAAAGTCTTTTAATGCAAAAGCATTCTTGTTCTTTCTAAACGCGAGGCATCAGCCTCAAGCCGTCTACACAAGTATGCCTACTTGATCAACAGGATTATTCAGAGCTTGTGTAGAACAACTTAATAATGTCAGCGGTCTTACTGAATGAGGCAGCTGCAAGTCAAGATGAAGGAATTCTTCATTCTAGCTTGTGGTGTTTTGTCATGCCTTATTTGAGCTGAATTCAAGAAATTCCTTCATCGGAAATCAGATGGAGGATTTTTTATGAAAATTCGAGTTCGTTGTGACAAGCATTTTACAACATTCGACCTCAAGCTTGATGAGGTTAAAGGCTGGCTTAATATCGACCTTCTTCCCGATGAAAGCGAAGAAGAGTTTGAGAAAAGAGCACAAGAAAAAGTAGATGTTGAGTTTAACCGTCCCGAGTATAACTCTCTGCATAAATATGAGAGGCATAAAGGTTTTACTAAACCTTACAGCTGTGAAGACGGTGAGGAAACTGATGATTATGAGTCTTGCATGAGTGATGTTAGAGACTCTGGCATCTTTTTCAAAACAGTAAATCAGATTAAAGCTTCAGAAGAATATAGGGCAGTTGAGTCATTTGTTTACTCGATTTTAAAGCCGGATGTGGCGGATCTTTTTATGGCTGTCCGTATTAGGAAGATGGCGATTAACGAAAAGGCTGCATCCATGCTTAGCTGTGATGCGTTTGAAACGGATGTCGATTATAAAAAAGCCGTGGATCGCTTGGCTAACAACATTACACAGAAACTTAAGCGGGCTGAGAAAAAATTAGTAAAGAATTTCAAAAAAGCGTCAGATTTTGGCATCCGCCGTGGCTACTTCATAGGAGGAACCAACTCCTCCAATAATCCGAAGGAGGTCATGTAGATGACAATCAAGAAAAGAATTGAACAGTTAGAGCTGATGGCCAAGATCCAAAATCAGCAAATCAAAGAACTTCAATATTCAGTTAGCGAGCTATCGCAGAGATTAAAGGGAGGTGTTCACCATGCAAGCAATGATTCCAATGAATAATTACGGCATTATGGCTGACAAGAACAACACCGCCAGAGTAGACAGCCGATTTATCGCACAGTTCTTTGAAAAAAGGCATTCTAATGTGATTCGTGATATCCAAGCAATAACTGAGCCCAAATCTGGGCTCAGTGAAGAATTTACTGAACTCAACTTTGAGCTCAGTAGTTATAAGGATTCAACAGGCAGAAAGCTTCCGTGTTACTTGCTAACGAGAGATGGATTCACCATTTTAGCAATGGGCTATACAGGTCCTAAAGCAATGAAGTTCAAGGAACTCTATATTAAGCAGTTCAATAAGATGGAAGATTTCATAACAACCCTTGTGTCTGCAAGAGAGATGTTTCCGGTTCTTACAGAAAATATAAGTCTTGTTTATGACCACCCGAAAGCTTATCACTACAGCAACGAGTGCGACATGATCAACCGTCTTGTTTTAGGGATGCCTGCAAAACAAGTAAGAGAAACAAACGGCCTTGAAAAAGGGCAAAGCATACGTCCTTACCTCACATCAGGGCAAATGTATCTAATTGATCGTTTGCAGAAAATTGATGCAGGTCTTCTTATCTCAACACCAGATTTTCAAGCTAGAAAACGCCAGCTTGAATGGTATTTAACCAAGATAGATAAGGAGGCTAAAGATGAGTAAGTCTTATAAAAAACATTTAGAAACGACACCGAACTTTAAGCCTATCGTCTACATTTGTGCTCCCTACCGTGGAGATAAGGAGAAAAACGTGCAACATGCTATTCGGTGTGCGGCTTACGCGTATTCACGCGGGGCAATCCCTATCACTCCACACCTGCTTTTCCCGTTCATGGATGATGAGAATCAAAAGCATAGAGGGGATGCGATGTTTATGGACATTATCCTCTTAGGCAAATGCAACGAGCTGTGGGTGTTTGGAGAAAAAATCACAGGCGGCATGCAAGTAGAAATCAATCTGGCTGAAAAACGCAGGCAGCCGATTAAGTATTTTACGGATAAGGATTTAGGGGGTGAATGTTGATGCTTGAATGCAAAATTTATACAGCTTCCTGTGTGGGAAACAGTAGTAACTGCTTGTATCCTGACGAAGTAAAAGTCTGTGATCGAGATAGTTTTAATAAGGCTATCTCTTTTGATCATGTCACAGCACAATTTACTAACTGTTATAGGTCTAAAGATAATTTCATTTCATCTACCTGTATTCCGATGGACTGTGATAACGACCATTCTGATGTTAGTAAAGACTGGGTGACACCTTTTGATGTTGCTTTAGCGTTTCCGAACGTGTGCTTTTACGCGTCTTATAGTAGAAACCACATGAAAGACAAGCATGGGAAGTGTGCAAGACCACGTTTCCACGTGTATTTTCCAATTGAAGAAGTAAGCGATGCTAAAGCTTATGTGGAGCTTAAAACAAGGATTCAATCAGTATTCCCGTATTTTGACAGTAACGCTCTTGATGCGGCACGTTTCCTCTACGGTGTTAAAACTCCGCTGGTAGAACTTTATGAGGGTGAAAAAACAGTCGTTGATTTTCTCTCGGAAGAAGCTTTTAGTGAATTTGATGCAGAAACAGAAGAAATACCATCAGGGCAGAGAAACTCTAGGCTTAGTCATATTGCCGGAAAACTCATCAAACGTTATGGGGCGACAGATGAAGCACATGAGAAGTTTTTGAGTGAAGCAGAACGGTGTAATCCTCCTTTGCCTGACGCAGAATTATCTAAAATCTGGTATTCGGCTAAAAAGTTCGGGCTTAAAGTAGCAAGTCAAGAAGGTTATATTCCGCCTAGCGAGTATGGCAAAAGCTATGAGGAGTATAAGCCGGATGATTTAACAGATATTGCGATGGCTGAGGTTTTTGCCAAACATAACAAGAATAAGGCTGTTTATACGATGTCTGCCGGCTGGCTTTACTGGACGGGCAAGAAGTGGGAAGCGTCTGAGCTTAAAGTTATGAAACTTTACATGCTTATTGCTAAAAAGGTTTTGAAAAATGCTGGTATCGAGTTTAAGACAGCTTACGAAGAGTTCGTTCAAGCCGAATCATCAGGTGATAAAGAGCAGGCGGATAAAGCGAAAAGTGAAGTGAATCAGGCAAAACAGTATCTTTCGTTTGCTAAGAAGATGAATGATCACAGCAAAGTGTCCGGAATATTGAAACTTGCTAAATCCATGCTGGAAGTTGCAAACGAAGAACTGGACCGTGATGCTTTCATTCTAAACACGCCTTGCGGAATCGTGGATTTAAAGACAGGCATGCTAAAAGCACATGATCCGTGTTTGTACTGCACGAAAATGACCGCTGTTTGCCCTTCACAGGAGAACATGGGATTGTGGCAGACAACGCTTGATATGGTTACCGCAGGTGATAAAGAGTTTCAAACATTTCTTCAAAGCCATGCGGGTAGTACGCTTATAGGTCAAGTGTTTGAAGAATCGCTTTTGCTAGTGTACGGGTCAGGCGGTAACGGTAAGTCGACCGTGTTTAATGCGGAAGCACACGTGCTTGGAGATTATGCGGGGAAAATACCTGCAGAGTCTTTAACCACTCGGGCTAAAAACGTGAAAGTGGATTTAGCGGAGCTTTGCGGTAAAAGGTTTATTCTTGCCTCGGAAACCGAGGAAGGACAAAGGCTATCTATTTCCATGCTGAAACAGATAGCAAGCGTGGATGATATTTCAGCTGAGAGGAAATATTATGCTCCTTTTACGTTTACACCAAGCCACTCAACTATTCTCTACACGAACCATCTACCGAAGGTCGGTTCAAACGATAAGGGAACGTGGCGGAGAATCTTTGTTGCACCGTTTACGAAAGAAATCAAGAATCCGAAAACAGACTATGTTGATGAACTTTTGCAAAAAGCAGGTGGGGCAATACTTCAATGGATGATTGAAGGAGCCAAGCTTTATATCCAAAACAGTTATAAATTCCCTACTTGTAAGGTGGTAGAGCAGGCTAAGGACGCTTATCGGGCTGAAAACGACTGGATAGGTCATTTCATCACTGATTATTGCATTAAGGGCGTGAATGAAACGGAGATGAGTAGGAGTCTTTACTTGTCTTACCGCCAGTGGGCAAACCTTAACGGTGAATATGTTAGAAACGATAGGGATTTTTCTAAGGCTTTACTGTTAGCGGGTTATAGCAAAAAGCGGACGGGTAAAGGCTATCAGTGGTGTGGGCTTTCCATTAATCCTAATTTGCAGGCACAGGAGGATTTTCTTTGATGGAAAACACGGTAAAACTGAAAGATACTTCCTGAAAAATGTATTGGCGTGTAGGCAAATGTTTTACATGGTAAAAACTGGGTTCAGAGAAAAATGTTCTATAGGATTTTTTCATACACGAAAATAGTCTTTGCCTACACGCTACCATGCACGTTTTCAAGAAAGAAAAGCCTGATAAATAGGGGTTTTGTATTGTAGTGTACCCTTTTTCTTTACTTTTTATATAAGAGAAAAAAATAAAAGAAATATAAGTATATATAGAGAAAAGTAAAAGATGGGTCTAAAGCATACATGGCTACACAAAGAACATTCGCCTGATGTAAACGGGCAAAACCAACGAATGAAACAACTCTATTCAATAAATGAAAAATAAGATTTGAGAAAGGTGGAATAAACCATGATTAACAAACAAGAGAGAACAGTAGAAACCTACAAGCAAGCAGGAGCAGCAATGCGACTGACTAAGAGTCTGATTAGCCAATTAGTGGTTGATATCAGCCCGGTGCTTTTAGCGAAAGATCAAGACAGACTGTTAAAAGCCATGAACATGATTGATGAAGTATCTTCGCATGCTGAGGACAATATGTTCAAAGATCACCCACAGCTAAGCAATCACTATATTGACGTGTTTTATGGCGATGTTTCTGATGAGCCTAGAAACGAAGTTGATAAGAAAATCATTGAGATGGCAAAAGAGGTATCTGATGGGCTTTTTACGAGAAAAGGAAACTGAGCGAAAACTCGTCCGTGATGTTAAAGCTGTGGGAGGACTTTGTTTAAAGCTTACGAGTCCTTCTGTTGACGGGCTTCCTGACAGGCTGGTTTTACTTAACGGCGGGAAGATTGGTTTTGTTGAGCTTAAAGCACCAGGTAAAAAGCCTAGAGTTTTACAGGTGAAACGGATGAAGGATTTACAGGCTTTAGGTTTTAAGGTTTTCGTGGTTGATGACAAGAGTCAGATTGGAGGTGTGATTGATGCGATACGAGCCACATGAGTATCAAAAGTATGCGACTGATTTTATTATCACACACCCGGTGTCAGCGGTTTTGCTTGAAATGGGACTTGGTAAGAGTGTGATAAGTCTTACAGCGATTAACGAGCTGATGCTTGACTCTTTTGATGTTTCCAGGACTCTTGTTATTGCTCCTCTTAGGGTTGCGAACACTACGTGGCCTTTAGAGTTAGAAAAGTGGGAGCATTTAAAACACTTGACTTATTCTGTTGTGACGGGTAGTGAGAAGGAGCGGATTCAAGCGCTAAAGACACCTGCTCACGTTTATATTATTAACCGTGAAAACGTGGAGTGGCTGATAATGAAAAGCGGCCTGCCGTTTAATTTTGACATGGTTGTGATAGATGAGCTTTCAAGTTTTAAATCGTATCAGGCGAAACGTTTTAAAGCATTACTGAAGGCTAGGCCGAAAGTTAAAAGGATTGTTGGTCTTACAGGAACTCCTTCTTCTAACGGGCTTATGGATTTGTGGGCTGAGTTTAGGCTGCTTGATATGGGTCAAAGGCTAGGCCGATATATTACGTATTATCGGCAGAACTTTTTTAATCCTGATAAGCGTAACCAGCACATGATTTTTTCCTATAAGCCTAAAGATGGTGCTGAGAGTTTAATCTATAAGCAGATAGCTGATATTACGATTTCGATGAAGTCAAAAGACTATTTGAAAATGCCAGCGTGTGTGATAAACGAGGTGAAAGTAGAGTTATCCGGTAAGGAGCGAAAACTCTACGATGAGCTTAAAGCAGATATGGTGGTGTCGTTGGAGGGTAAAGAGATTGATGCGATTAACGCAGCGTCTCTTTCAAATAAGCTTCTTCAAATGGCATGCGGCGCGGTTTATAACGAGAAAAAAGAAAGCGTTCATATTCATGATCGTAAGCTTGATGCTTTAGAGGATTTAATCGAGGCTGCTAACGGTAAACCGGTGCTTGTAGCTTACTGGTTTAAGCATGATCTTGAGCGGATTAAGAAACGTTTTAACGTGCGTGAGATTAAAACGAGTGCTGATATTGCGGACTGGAATGCCGGCATGATTCCTGTAGCGTTGATTCACCCGGCTTCCGCGGGTCATGGTCTTAACCTACAGGCTGGCGGTTCTACTCTTATCTGGTTTTCCCTGACTTGGAGTTTGGAACTTTACCAGCAAACAAACGCTAGACTTAACCGTCAGGGTCAAACCAGCACGGTTGTAATCCATCACATTATCACTAAGGACACGATTGATGAGGATGTGATGAGGGCTTTAAGCATGAAGGCTAAAGTGCAGGATGCTTTAATCGAGTCGGTTAAGGCAAGACTATCAATTAATGAAGTGAGGGAAAGGGGTTCTAGAGAGAACTTACCTCAAAATGGAGGTAAGAATGAACAAAAAAGAATACTTACGGCAAGCCTATCTTCTTGATAAGCGGATTAAGGCTGATATGGACGAGGTGGTAAGACTGCGTGAGCTTGCTACAAGTGTTTCTTCATTAAGATACGACAGAGAGTATGTGCAGACGACTCGAAGCGTGGAAGCTCCGTTTGTGAAAGCTCTTATAAGGGTTATGGATTTAGAAGCCAAGATTAACATGGAGATTACGATGCTTATCAGTTTGAAAGAGCAGATTTTAGAAGTGATTTCTAAACTTGAAAGCGTGGATGAGCAGATGATTTTACGCTACCGTTACATGAGTAACATGACGTGGGAGGATATTGGTAACGAACTCCATGCTAGCAGAATGACGATTATAAGATGGCATGGTAAAGCGTTAGAGCACATGGTTTTACCAGATAATCTAATCCAAATCTGAAAAAATGGTACGGTTTGGTACGCTCTGATACGAGATGTTACAGCCTTCTATATGGTATTATAAACTTAGCAAAAATTATAAATACTAAGCCTTGAAAGAGTAATCTTTCAGGGCTTTTTTCATGCCCAAAAGGAGGACATAACATGGATCAGATGGTATTGCAAACACAGCAATGGTTAAACAAAACCTATGGTGATGATACTCGTTATACGAAAGTAAAAGAGAGTGGTCATACTGGCTGGGACACTATCAATGGTTTGATTGTTGCATTGCAAATTGAATTAGGAATTCAGCATACAGCTGCTAATTTTGGTGCGGGTACAACACGAAAATTTAATCAACGTTATCCACACGGTGTTAAACAACAAGATGATAGTGATGAGTCGAAAAGTAATGTTTACTCGATTATTCAAGGTGCTTTATGGTGCAAGGGCTATTCGACAAGTAATAATATTACGCAACACTTTTATAGTGGAACAGGGCGTGCTGTTAAAGAGTTGAAGAATGATATGGGTATTGGTGGTGATTCTACTGTAACAATTGATGTAATGAAAGCACTTCTTTCCATGCAACAGTTTGTTTTACTAAATCGTTACGGTGGTACTGGCGTTGTTAGGATTATTCAACAAACTATTAACCGAACCTATAAGAACTATACGGGTATTATTCCTTGTGATGGTTTGTATGGTCGAGAAATGAATACCGCACTTATCCAAATTTTACAGTCGTTAGAAGGTTATTCGCCTGATGATGCCACGGGTAATTTTGGACATGGTACACGACGTAATTTGAAAACTATTAGCAGACAAAACGCTTCTTCCTATGGTAAGTGGGTATGGTTAGCAAAAGCTGTACTTAATTGCATTAGATATGATTGTCTTCAAAATGAGAATTGGGATGATGATTTTGCTGAGCAACTCACCAAATTCCAGAAAGACTACAAGCTTCCAGTCACCGGAGCACTTGATGTTAACACGTGGATGTCGTTGTTAACTAGTAAAGGTAATCCAGACAGAAAAGCAAAAGCATGCGACACACGTTTTGAAATTACTTCGGAATTACTCAATACTCTTAAACGTGACGGATATGAAATTGTTGGACGTTATTTAACAGGTGGCTCGTTTAAAGAAATCCGTGAAGGCGAGCTGAAACGTATTGTTGATGGAGGCTTGAAATATTTCCCTATTTTCCAAGAAAATGGTCGTAATCTTAGTGACTTTACGTATCAAAAAGGTCTTGAACACGGTAAGAAAGCTAGTGAAGCAGCATTATCTAAAGGTGTACCAGCAACAGCAATCTATTTTGCGGTAGACATGGATATTTATGATTATCAGATTGATAGTAACATTATTCCTTATTTTAAAGGTATTAATGAAACTATTGATTCTCGTTACTCAGTGGGTATCTATGCGTCACGTAACGTGTGTACAAGGATATCTAATGTAGGGTTGTCTGCTTCTAGTTTCGTATCAGATATGTCTACTGGTTTTAGTGGCAATCTGGGATTCCCAATTCCTAAGAACTGGAACTATGATCAATTCCATGAAATCTCAGGATTTGGTGGTAAATGGGACTTAGACAAGGTTGCTTACAATGGGAAAATACCAGCCTGTAATAGTGTTAATATCGCAATAAAATATGTTCCTAATAGCTATTTGCCTAAAGAAGTAGATGTTAAAAATATGACTCCTACAATTTTTGAAGCTATTGATTTAGTGAAAAAATTAGAACAAATATACTCTGAATATCAAAAAGAAAAATTAATACATTTAGATCGTCATGTGTCAATGATATATCGTGGGGTATTGAACTTTTTAAGTAAGAAATATTTAAAAGGATATAGTAACTTCTCTATCGCTGTAACTCCTTTTGATGAGGAGTTCGATGAATATTTCAAGTCTAAGCATTCAGAGTTTTACAATCTACTTCAAAAGTTTATCAAACAAGAAATAAGCGATACTAAAGTGGGACTTAACGATTTGCAACATTGGGCAGTAACAACGCTGGCATACACTATCTGGAATACGAGTCCAGATTCGTGGGTCGGTTGGGCTGGAGACTTAGCAACAGGAATGAGAACATTACATAAATATATAGGAAACTATCCTGATCTAGACGTTAGGAAGTCTGCTATTTCAATCATTGGTGCGTATCCTCCATATTCTTCCGATTATTTTATTTCAAAAGGTATCATTATGAATAGTGAGGAGAATGGCAATGAGTGTCATTTTATCGACTTGTGTGATGATGCTGATGCTATAGGAATCTCAAGAATCCTAAAGACAGATAATGGAGTAAATAACTTAAGTGATGCAATGCGTACTTACTATTCAAGTGTTACTAAATCAAAGAGGTATCTTCAATACGCGCGTGATGGATTAGATTTTACTGACATCAACTCGTTAACTAGAACGATTAAGTATGTTATGAATAGTGTTTTAACAAATCTACCTCGTTTTGGTTTAAATACACTTAAAGGTGGAGCTACAGAGCAAGAGCAAAATGCGTGTTGTTATGCTTTTGCTTACTATTTAATGAGACATATTTAATACTGTTGTAAGGGGTAAAATTAATCTTCTACCCCTTACAAATTTTGCGTTTTATATAGTAGATAATCAGAAATGGTATAACGAATGCTATAACCACGTAAGACATGAATATAAAGAAGAATTCTCGCGCAGAAGCATCTGATAAAATCAAAACGGCTGGTGGCAAAAGTATTGCAAAAATAATAGATGGTAGGAACAAAGATTTAGATATTTTTAATGTCGTCTTGTTAATAAAAATGAGATGTAGTGGATATAGATATAGTCCAAGGTCTAAACCTAACCAGATAAAAAACGCTCTATCGTCTATGTACTCAAACGGATGGCCGCTAGGAGATAGGCTGTCGTTTTTAGGTATGCTATCGGCAATCAGTGATAAGACAACTGGAATAATGATAATACAAGCAATATAAGTGTAAAAATATACTATTTGTTTTTTTGTCATAATAAGCATCTCCTACCAATTTATTTTAGTAATTATACAATACGTGCAAGCTTGCTGAAAGGGAGGATGAGTCTTGCCAAGAAAACCTAAAAGACCGTGTTCTTATCAAGGCTGTCCGAACCTAACTGACGGCAGGTTTTGCGAGGAACACTTAAAACAAGAGAACCGACGCTACGAAAAATACGAGCGTCCTTATGATGCTCACAAGCGTTACGGCAGAGCATGGCAGAAAGTGCGGGATTCTTATGTGAAAGAGCATCCTTTCTGTGAGCTTTGCTTTAAGAACCATATGCTTGTGCCGGTAGAACAGGTTCATCATATTAAACCGATTGCTGAAGGCGGAACACACGCTAGAGAGAATCTTATTTCTCTATGCAAATCCTGTCATTCTAAAATTCACGCTAAGCGTGGAGATCGCTGGCATAACAAATAAAAACCACCCCAGGGGCGGTCAAAATCTCTAAAAACCTATTCCCCAGGGAACGGGCGCAGGGTCTCGCGTGCAAAAACAGCGTATTCAAAAGGGTAATAGGCAAAATCAGACACAAAAATTTTTTAATAGTTAAAACTCATGCGGGAAGGAGGCGAAAAGTTTGCCTACAAAATCAAATAATATTGGCGGTCGTGGCGGCAGACGCGTGGGTGCCGGGCGTAAAAAGAAAGCGGTTGTTGAAAAAGCTAGTGAAGGAAACCCCGGCGGTAGGCCTTTAAGCGTTCTTGATATTCCGGAGCTTGAAGGTGCTGAAATGCCTCAGCCTCACGAGTTTTTATCCGCCACGCAAAAAGACGGTACTCAGCTTCAGGCTAGAGAAATTTTTGAAGAAACGTGGAAGTGGCTAAAAGACATTGGTGTGAGCAGTAAAGTCCCGTCTCCTCTTATTGAACGGTATGCGATGAGCTGTGCTCGTTGGATTCAATGCGAGGAAGTAACCAGTAAGCTCGGGTTTCTTTCCAAGCATCCGACCACGGGTAAACCGATACCATCGCCTTTTATCAATATTGGTATTAACTACATGAATCAGGCGGTCAGGCTTTGGAATGAGATTTTTCAGATTGTGAAAGAAAACTGTTCGACTGAGTTTGATGGTGTTTCACCTCAAAACGATTTAATGGAACGCCTGCTTTTAACACGTAAAAACATTTAG